ACTCTGTGAAACGTTCCTCTTAGACTAGCAGAAATACTTTGTATAGGAAGAGAAATCAGTGTCTTTTTCCTCGAAGGAACTCTTCCGTCCCCCGTCCCCAAAATGAGGCGTTCTCAAAAAAAGTATTGCTCTTTCCTCCTTAATCGGGTAATAATCCGCCCGCACTTACAAATGCGCGGTTAGCTCAGTGGTAGAGCAACACCTTGACATGGTGGAGGTCGTAGGTTCAAATCCTATACCGCGTACCATTTTTCTTAAAACCCCGTTCCTTTCCGGACGGGGTTTTTCATTGCCTCCCTCCAGTCAATAGACATAGCATCAGCCTTCCCCCGTAACAGGCTCAATTGAAAAATGCCGGCATAAAGAGACGGTTAATGCAGAAGTTTGCGCTGATAAGAAAAAATACCGGATATCTCCCTCTTTACTCACTTACAGTGAAAGACATGATGAGCATTTAACCTCATTAGTCTCCCATACAGGGAAAAATGTTTTTCCAACTTTTTTTGAACACAAGCCCCTTCCCGGGACGCTAATGGTAGGAGGGCAGCTTAAGGCCCCAGCCCTTACCCCCTCCTTCCCTGATGAAACAATGACTATTAAAAGCCCGGCGGAAAGCATTCCGCCGGGCTTGCTTTTTATAAGACTCCGCCGGTTAAAACGTCCGGGAAATTAACGGGTAGTCAAACGATCATATAACTCATTGGCATATTTATGATTGGGATGGTTCACATTCATATACGCCTCATAAAGAGGATGGGATGGATCCGATTCCATCCGCATGGCTTCCTCCGCAGGGGAAGGCGCCGCATTTCCTGTATGATGGAGAGGAGCTTCATCAAGCAGGCGTGATGCCTGGTACAACAGGCGGATTGCATCCGGATTGGAACCGAGTCCCGGATTATCCAGTAAAGCGTCCGCATCCACCCCTGTTTCAGAGGCAAGCCGCCGAAGAACGGCGGTAGCCCTGCCCATGTTGCGTTCATAATTGGCGCCCCATTCCTGCTGAAGGGATTGTTCCGCCTGCATTTCCATCTCCATCCGGGCATCTTCCATGTGCTCACGGGCCTCGTCATATGCCTGGGCCATTGTCTCCTGAAGAGCGTTCATTGCCTCCGGCGGTACTCCGTAACGATAGGCCGTGCGGGCCATACGCTCTGCCAGCCCGGCATTCCATTCGCTTTCCGGCGTGGATTCAGGACGTTCCAGACGGTATTCTTCCTCCGACTCCGGCAATCCGGCCAGCCGGCGGAACCGCGCCATCTGTTCTTCATTCTCCACACCGGGATAACGTCGCAGGCGTTCCAGCTCCGCGTAACTCTTCGCCAGAGCCTCCGGCGTCTTAAACTTGGAAAGAGATTTCTCCATCCCTTTCAACTCATCAAACCGGGCGTACCAATCCGGAGCAAAACCTCCGTCCTCACCCAGAAGGGGAGGAAAAGGTTCAGTTTGAACTGCGGTTTCGGACAGCGCGTCCGTCTCCGGGGAAACGGCCCCGGAACCCTCCGCATCCCTGATAGGAGCGGCCATGCTGTTATCAATGGAATCAATCATTTTTCTCTTCTTCTGTGGTTTCTTTAATGGCTAATTGAAGCTGGCGGCGGATGTACAGAAAGATCTCCCTGTAGGCATCCCTCCTCATGGCGTCCAGAGGATCGTAATTCCCCGGACTTCCTTGAAAAACGGGCAAATCAGTCTGGAAACGGGCTTCCAGAAAGGAAAGAGTCTCACGCCCGTCCGGGGTGTCAAACACCCGGAGAAGCTGGCGCCTTTTGAAACGGGCCTCCCGGACGGAGGCCTCCTGCTGCAATGTCGTATCCTGGTTCATTTCTGAATCGCGGTTAACTGGTCAAGCAAGGGATTGAGGGAAGCATAAGGATCCTCTTCCGCCGGAGCCAGGGAGGCTCCCTGCTGGAGGTCCACCCGTTCCTTCCGCATGGCACGGACATCGGCCCAGGGCCTCAGCATGCTCTCCGGGGCGCCGTCCACACGGGCGGACAGGCGGAAACAGTGGTCCCAGTCCACATGATCCGCCAAATCCGGGGCAGCCTGCATCATCATATTCAGCCGCTGAAGGCTGCGGTCCATCCCTTCACTCTGCAAGCGCCTGAGCACCAGGGCAATCTTTGACTGATAGACAACCCTGGGTTCTCCGACGGCAACGGAGCCGTCCCTCCCTACCCTCAATACCGCACGGGGTGGCCTGGGAAACTTGCCCATCCGGAACAGCAGGGAAAAAATGCGTGTCATTGTGGAATACAGATCACTCACAAACAGCGTGAAGGAAGGAGAAAACATCAAGACGCGCTCATTCTCCCGCGCCATGACCTCCGTGGCAGTCATATTGCCGCGGTGCCCGCTCCAAAGCTCCAGCATGGGCAGATAATAGGCACGGCGTATCGCATCCTGCTTCTGTGCCAGACGGTCCATCCCGACATCATACCTGCCCTGCGTAGCCCATTCCCGGGGAAGGTGAAGGGAAGCGGCCTCCGGGGTAATGACGGTCCTGCCGCCGGCCCGCAAATCCACCTCCCCAATCTGGTTGGCGAGCTCCAGAATACGGGGAAAGGCGGCCACCTCGCCAAGAGTGTCCAGAATACGGTTCAGGAACTGCACCTGCTGGATGGCGGGAAACACCAGCCTGCCGGGAGCCAGACCGTACGGGCCGCTGCCCCACTTCAAAAAGCGGGTTACCAGATAAGGGAACTCCATGTATCCCCCTTCCTCCACAATCACCTGGTCGTCCAGAGACAGGTAAACGCTTTCAAACGGCATGTGGGAGGCCTGCTCCCTGCGGCGGCTGCGCCGGGTGCGCGGGCGCACCACATGCAGAAACCTCAGAGTTGTGGCATACGGATTGCCTCCGCGCTCCAGAACTTCCCGAGCCTTGGGCCCCAGAGCTTTCACCCCGAACATGGAGCGTGCCTGATGAGCCGTGTAGGTAAACTCCCTGACGTAGGTATCCACCCGGCCTTCCGCATTCTCCGCACAGGCGAACTGTCCGCACGGAATATTGGTAAACAACAGCCTTCCGTCCGAGGATGTGCCCGTAAACAGACTTCCGGTCCCCAAAGCCACCCGGTCCAGAAAACACTCATGAATCTCCGTATAAAAATTGGAAACGGACAATTCTTTCAGGGCAATTTCCGAACACTGGTTATACCAGGCCTCCGCCTCGTCGCCTCCCCGGTCATCCGGAGCCGACCACTTGAACCATACGTCATGGCTGGGCGTAATATAGGACATATGGCCGCTGGCCAGCTTCTGGCATGCCTCCACAGCCGTAGTATCCGTCATGCGGTCCATGGCGTCCCTGTTGGGTAGGGAAACCTCCCCTTCCCGATTCAGGCGGCGAGGCAGCACGTAATCCCTCAGACGGTCCCACCACGTTTCCCATGGCGCGCGCTGGGCGGCCAAGGACTTGTACACGGAATTCAATTCCGCAACTCTTTCTTCCATGGCAACGCCTATCCCAGAGTTTTCCTAAGCAGAGTCCGCGGATTGACCTCCCCCTGCCCGGCGGAAGAATGACGGCGCGCCAGAATGGTGGAAATCATTCCCTGCCTCTGCCGTTCCCGGGCCTGATAATCTTCCCCTACTTCTTGTTCCACGCTCTCCGCCTTGACCGGGATGGTCTGCTCTGGAGCAGAAGCGGAAGGTGTGGACGGTTTCATAAATCCCATAATTTCTTTTGCTTTCTATTCATGGTTGATACTGATTCCCCTTCCCTTCTGCCGGATATAAGGCTCCAGAGGATGCCGGACGCCCGCCTCACAGACAATCCATGCGGCGGGGGCGTCCTTTTCCCATGGAAGGAAAGGGAACTCTCCCCACCTGCCCGGGCAATCCGGGCAAGTGCTTACATTTATCAAATAAACAAATCGGCAAAAAAATGCACCTGAGGAAAAACCGGACGCATACATGCCATTGGTGGCATCAAAGAGGTCGCCTCCAAACGTGATGCATTCCGCATCCGTTTCCTCCAAAACATAGGGCGCTATGATCAATGAATCCTTACTTCAGCCGGATACGCCATCCGCGCTGGACATCTGCAACGCGGCCCTCTCCAAAATAGGGGAGGCACCTCTGGACGCGCTGATTGCCAATGAATCCACGGCATCCCGCCTTTGCGTTCTTCATTACCATCCGGCTCGCAGGGAAACCCTTTGCATGGCGCGCTGGACCTTCGCCGCTACGCAAACCACTCTGGACTCCGTTTCCGCACAGGCGCCCAATTCCCTGACCCCCTATCAATTCACGCTGCCCGCAGACTGCCTGCGCGTGCTGGATGTGGAATGCTCGGAATGGAAAATGCAGGGACGCCGCATTCATGCTTCCTGCGCCCCGCTGCCCCTAAGCTACATTGCCGATATTGAAAACGCCGACCAATTCGATCCCCTCTTCATGGACGCACTGGCCACCCGGCTGGCAGAAAAACTGGCCATGCCCCTGACGGGCAACCAAAGCCTGCGCCAGAATCTTAACCAGGAATTCCATAAAATCATTCTTCCGCAGGCGGCTACCGTCAATGCGGTGCAGTGCTTTTCCAATGATTCCCACCCGCTGCTGGATTTGCTGAGAAAAATCAAATCGCCCTCTTGCCCGGAAGAATGTGAATAACATGAGAATAATAAGCAAATAACATAATAATAAGTTGTGAATACATACTAATGAAAGCACTGGATTTCATACAGATATTTGCCTCCAACGTCCGCAGGCTGGACTTTCGCCTCAGCAGTGCCCAGGTCATCCTGGCCGTCATTGCCGGATACAGGCGCCACAGCACCATTACGGAAGCCACACGCCTGCACCCTAATACCGTCACCAATATCCTGCAGGATCTCATTGCGCAGGGATATGTCAACCGTATTGGAGACGGTCGCCCTTATGTTTACCGGCCCACTGCGGATGGAGAACAGCTTGCCGGAAACCTGCTGGACAAAAATACATTCCCCGGCATATGAAAAATCCCCTGCTCAGTACGGAAGAAAAACGCCGCTGGTTGGCCCGCGTTTTCCGGGACGAGGACGGAGAATACTCTCAGGCGGACAAATTCAAGGCGCTGGTGGAAGACACCAAACTGGCAACCCTGCAGCAGGAAGAGGAGGAATTCAAACGCCAGCGGGAAATGGGCGCCGAACCGCAGGACCCCATCCTGGCTCTGCTCCAGTCCCTCCCCCCGGCAGAACTCAATCTCAATAATCACCCCTCTTCCTGACAACTTAACAGGATGATGGAACAAAAAAGCTCTCTAGACCAAACAAGCTCGAAGAGCTTTTTCTTTTCCAGATAAGTTACGTACTCCCTGGAGAGTACGGCGGGAGGCATCTTCTCGAAGCTTGCACTCGTCATGTTTCAGTCCACGCACTCCTTGCGGAGTGCGACCGGCGCCCTCCGTATCTTTCTGCACCCGCACCTGGTTTCAATCCACGCACTCCTTGCGGAGTGCGACCTGGTGCCTTGCCAATTACGGATGCACGTTCGAGGTTTCAATCCACGCACTCCTTGCGGAGTGCGACCAGCACAGGCTCATGGTACCCGCTCAACAAAGAGTTTCAATCCACGCACTCCTTGCGGAGTGCGACCATATCCGTTGCGGGCTGTGTCCCGGACATTCGAGTTTCAATCCACGCACTCCTTGCGGAGTGCGACCATCTTTTCGCGGGCGCTGGTGGAGGCATACTCGGTTTCAATCCACGCACTCCTTGCGGAGTGCGACTTTTGACACGCTTCCGGTGACCTACCAGGACACGGTTTCAATCCACGCACTCCTTGCGGAGTGCGACCGGATTCCGATTCCACTGTCTCCATACGGTAGGAGTTTCAATCCACGCACTCCTTGCGGAGTGCGACCGCTGTTCGTGGCCTTTCCGCCTAAAAAGAGAGGGTTTCAATCCACGCACTCCTTGCGGAGTGCGACGCCACTTCATCACAGGAAATCGCATTGTTCATGTCGTTTCAATCCACGCACTCCTTGCGGAGTGCGACGATTGAGCTGGACTTTTCCAAGGATGACGTTGAAGTTTCAATCCACGCACTCCTTGCGGAGTGCGACGGGCATCGAAGGTGATTCCACGACGCTTGAAGATGTTTCAATCCACGCACTCCTTGCGGAGTGCGACATGCAGGTGATATAAACCGTGCGCCGGTCTTCCGGTTTCAATCCACGCACTCCTTGCGGAGTGCGACGCCACTTCATCACAGGAAATCGCATTGTTCATGTCGTTTCAATCCACGCACTCCTTGCGGAGTGCGACCATCGGCGATAATGGGAAGCGGAGGCTCCAAGCCGTTTCAATCCACGCACTCCTTGCGGAGTGCGACTGTGCAAAGATTACATTATGCGGCAAATGCCGTGGTTTCAATCCACGCACTCCTTGCGGAGTGCGACTGTGTGCGGGTATCAAAGACGATATATCCGAGAAGTTTCAATCCACGCACTCCTTGCGGAGTGCGACGGATCCCCGCCAAAATCAACATTCAAACCCTCAAGTTTCAATCCACGCACTCCTTGCGGAGTGCGACCAACATGGAGGACTATTGACATGAGCCTGTCCAAGTTTCAATCCACGCACTCCTTGCGGAGTGCGACAAGGGGAAACTCCGTGGAACAACGCTCCGTCCCCTGTTTCAATCCACGCACTCCTTGCGGAGTGCGACGGATGCCGGGGATGATGTGGCCGACCGCAACAACGTTTCAATCCACGCACTCCTTGCGGAGTGCGACCAGGTCAGGATGGACCCGGTAAAGTCAAGTCCGGTTTCAATCCACGCACTCCTTGCGGAGTGCGACACGCCGCGGACGACAGCCCGGAGGCCCAGCTCCAGTTTCAATCCACGCACTCCTTGCGGAGTGCGACGGCCAATTTAGAAGAACGAACATGAGCGAAAACAGTTTCAATCCACGCACTCCTTGCGGAGTGCGACAGGGTGCCGACTTGAGCACTCTTGTGGAGGCCAGGTTTCAATCCACGCACTCCTTGCGGAGTGCGACACACCCGATCGGAGACGAGCTGACACGGTGTGCCGTTTCAATCCACGCACTCCTTGCGGAGTGCGACCAGGAGTATGTTAAGGGAGACATGTCATGACACAGTTTCAATCCACGCACTCCTTGCGGAGTGCGACGTTCGTTCATGAATAATGGTTGATATGTTGTTAAGTTTCAATCCACGCACTCCTTGCGGAGTGCGACGAGTTAATCCGGCATAGAAAGTTGGTGTGGTGATGTTTCAATCCACGCACTCCTTGCGGAGTGCGACATGATGACCACAATTACATTGTTACACAAAAAATCGTTTCAATCCACGCACTCCTTGCGGAGTGCGACCGAGCATCCCCGTGATCTGCCTGTCCCAGGAAGTGTTTCAATCCACGCTGAGGTGTGACAGGGATCATGGAAAAGGGGTGAATTTGGGGTGAAGAGGGGTGAAAGCTTGATGAATTAAAGGCTCGCAGGGTGGACAACGTGCAGGAAGAAAGAAGGTGAAAAATTCCGCGATAGAAATGAATTTGACAGAAAGATGGTGAATTTTTTTCGTTGAGTGCAATGTCGTTGCAAGAAGAGTGCAAACTAAGAGAAATAGCGGCCATGTCTGAATCAAATACACCTCTTGTTATAACGCCGATCCCAGTGTACGGATCAGTTACTGTCATATCTCCGCAGGACCAGGGTAATGCCCATCCCCAGACCTATCATCTGCGGGAGTCGGCCATTGTGCTAATATGGGCCACTCGTCAGGGTCATGAGATAACAGCATGGGTACGGGACGTGCTCAATAACGTGTGGGTGATTATCCACGAAGACGAGTGAAACAGAAAAACAAAAAGGCCGCCAGGAACAACCTGACGGCCTGAATTGTATCTGCCCATTGGGCTAATCATCGCAACATAAAGCACGGACAAAGGGCGTCATTTCCTCGTCCTGATGGTCTTCTATCAGCTTGTCCGTCCTTTCGTCCATAATGCACAGGACGCTTGAATAAAGGCCGTCAGCAAATAGCGATTGCTTGGTGGCAACAACAAGCGCATGTACTGCATAGCCGGACTGCTGGCCATTGCCATCTACAACATAACAGTTGATGTTGTCTCCTGGCTTTAAGGGGGGCATGATGATTTTTCTGTTGTTTCAATCCGCGCATCCGCAGGGATGCGAAAAGTTACAGGGGGAATTCGTCTTCAATTACTATTCCACTCCATCCCCTGGCCGTTTTCGATTCGGGGGCTGGGGTGGCAGCTGCTCTCCGGCCAGCGTCCTGGACGGCCCTGGGCACTCGGACGGCTCCCACATGATCCGCCAGCCCTCCCGGAGGGAGCGTTCCCGGCAGGGCGTGCGGTTCGTAGGTTTCCACGCCCGTTTCATTCGCCATCTTCCGGGCGGCGGCCCGGCCCCGGTTGATCACCGTATAATTCAGATGGCGGACGTGTTCAGGCTTGGCATATTTCTGTAGCTGGTCATAGACATTCTTTCCCGTGCAGGGCAGATGCAGCTGGTCCCTCACCACTTCCGCCAGATAGTCCGGCCCGGTTTCAAACCGTTGCATGCTGTCCCGGAGCAGGTGCAATGCCTTGTCCATTTCCGTGTAGGTGTTGTCCCTGATGGCTTCTTTCCCCAGATAGGCGGCAAAACGATTGTAAATCAGCGTATAATCCTTTTGTGCTGCGCGGGTGAAAGAATCCGTGTGTCCGGTGGCTTTCCAGGTCTCGTCGTGCCGCCATTCTTCCAGGGACGGCACCGGACAGCCGTATGATTGCAGCTGCTTGTAAGCCCGGGCGGCCAGCTGGGCCAGAACGGCCTTCTGCTTATTTGATAGTAACTTTTCCATTGTCGCTGCGTGGTTTAATGGCTTTGATGCGTGCAGTTTCTTCATTGTATTCCCTGATCACCCGGATCAGGTTGTTTTTCCGGTCTTCCTCCATGCTGTAGATGATACTTTTTCCGCCTTCCGGCGTGATCACCGTTACGTCGTAGAGGCCGGAGGGCCGTTTCCGGCATTTGTATTTAGTCGTCACTCCTGGTGCTTCTCTCTACGTAAAACGTTTCATCCTGCTTGATTTGCATGCCCAGCTTGGCGAGTTTGTGAGGCTTGACATGCAGGCGGATCGCATCCTTGTCCGGGGTTACTTTGGTGACCAGGTAGGCCCTGCGGCGGGTGCTCTTGAGCAGGGCTACAACCTTGTCCCAGGTCCAGCCCGGCGCGGGCTTGAGGGAGGGCTGCCCCAGGCGGTAGCCGTAGGTAGTCAGGGCGGTGGTGCCGGATTTACGGCCCCTGGCAAACAGCTCGTCCCTGCGGGGGGATGCCCATTGCTCGGCCAGTTTGGTGAGCCGGGCAATCTCCCTGGACAGTTCGCTGATTTTGGGATCATGCTCGGTGAGCACTTGCTGCATGGCGGTCTCCTTGGCGGCCTGCAAGGTGTCCAGTTCAACACCCTTGCGGGCGATGTCGTCCAGGGTCTGACAAAATTCAGCCTTGTCCTTAATAACCTGCTGGTCGGTTGCTTTAGTGGTTGTGCGTATTTTACCCATTGTTGCGTGTGTGTTGTTTGTTGAGTTGTTTTCTCTTTTTGGCCAGCATGTTTACGACATGCTGCCAGGTAAGGTCTGGCGTGGCGCTGAGCCACTCCAGAAATCGCTCTCCATCTACAGGGACGTAGTACTGTCCGAGCTGCTCCAGCCGGATGGCGATCATGCCCGGCCAGCGGGGGTCGCAGACTTCCCAGTGGTCACACGCGCCGGGGAAGCGGGAGAGTTGCAGGCCGATGAGATAGGCCAGTGTATTGGGATCGTAGGTCATGGCTGGTCAATGTAGATGTAGACGGGAGGGATGGGATTAACAGGCTCGGCTCTGTTGATCAGCTTGTGTACCAGGTCATCAGAGGAAAGATGATTGCCGTGATTGGCGCGGTTCAGCTCTGAGCGGATGCCCTCGGTCATGATTCTTCGGCACTCCGGGCAGACCGCATAGGTCTGCCCATGGCGCTGGATGATCTCCAGGCGCGCGTGCCGGTGGTAATAGCAGTAGATGTCCTCATTCATGACGGCGGTCCTCTTTGGAAGCATCAAAAAAGCGAGGCAGGAAACGCTTATTCAGCTCTCCCGTGGCTGTGTTAATGTGAGAGCTGATACCGTAAATATCGTGCATCAGGCTGAAATGGTCACCTGATGCCATATCCTCCAGCCGCAGGGGGCAGCCGTTGCAATGGCAGGCCTCCAGATACATCATGATGTCATCCTCACCCATCCGACGATCTGGCGAGATGAATCTGCGCATGATATCTGCAGCCCTCTTGGCGATGCGTTCAATGATCTCACGCTCCGCAGGTGTGGCGGTAAACAGATCTTTCATTGTTGGCCCTCCCGGTTGCGATTGATGGCATCGGCCATTACTTCGCCGATAGCGTTCGTGTTGCTGGCAATGACTGTCTTGAGTAGCGTGTCGACACGTGATGCCGGCGTCTCGTGGTCGGCCTCCCGGAGGGTCTCGTTGTAAATAGACAGCCCTTGCTTGCCCGTGTCCGTGATAACATCCTCAATATGGATGATATAATGGCCTCCCTTGGGGGCCGGTTTGACATTGAGGGCTTGCCGCCCCCTGTCCTGTTGATTGTTAGTGTTGGTGCTGTACATGATGGTGGTGTTATTGGTTGGAAGTTGAGTCAGGCTGGTCGGCCTCGGTGGAGCCGACGGTGATGCTGGCCAGGCGGATATTGCCCAGCAGGTCGTGCAGATGGGATATGGCCAGATTGAGGGAGTCATAGTCCGTCTTCGTCAGGAGGGCCACCTTGCAATGGCTGACCCGATCAACATGGATATGCTGGGTGATGTAAAGCAGCTGACGGTGCCGTTCCCACTGCGCCTCGCTCAATACCGGGATAAGTTCCAGAGAAAGGCTGTGATGCGTGGTGATGAGGGCGTCGAGGTCAGCCAGGCGGAGGACCACATAGCGGGTCGCTCCCAAGTCAACGATGCTGTACTTGATGGTCTTCTTGCGCATGAGATAAGGGTGGAGTGAATGGTTAAAGGCCCTTGGCAAGCACCTCAATCATATCAGCAGCGCGCTGGAAGTGGTGCCAGCTGTAAGGCTCGCCGGCTTTGGAGGCCAGGGTGTAGCCAATAGAAAGGAGCTTGGTATAACGCCCCAGGCCGACGTCGTTGGCTACTGCTTTTACATAGCCGATGATGTCCGCGCCCGGTTCCGGCAAACCGTAGTGCTGCCAGAGTTGTTTCAGGTCGCGCAGGGGCAGCGTGTCTTTAAGAGCCACGGTCATGCCTCGTTTGACGATTTGTTCCAGAACGCCCTTCCAGGACATGTCCTTATTGAGCGCGTCACACCATACTTTAGTGCCGATAAGCAGCATTCCGCAGTTGCACTCGTCGGCAATTTCGCGGAGCGTTTCCACGGTGCGGATGCCAAGCTTTCGTTCCTGGAGGATCACCTGGTGTATTTCGTCCACCACAATGAGGTGCTGGGGCGTGATGGTCCGGTACAGGTAATCCATGTACATGTCCATGTTTCCCGTGCCGGTATTGCCCAGGGCCTGGGCCATGCGCCGGATCATCTTGCCGGGAGAGGGAGATACCGGGCAGCGCACCAGAACCGTGGCTCCCTTGGCGGCGGCATATTCGCGGATGGCCGTTGTCTTGCCCCGCTGGGTCATTCCGATAACGGATACAATCTGCTGCCGCACGCGGGCATAGTCCGCCGCGTCCCATATCCGTTGCGCCATGCTGGTCTGTACATACGGGGGCTTGTCCCCTGCTTCCAGCCGGGCCTCGTGAAGGGATTTATAGCGGTAAATGCTCGTGATCACCTTGTCCACACCAGCGCCATACGTGCCGGAAAGCACGCGCTGCACCACGGTGGGACTGTAGTTGATGGCATCTCCCAGGGAGGCAAGAGTCATGTTTTCCTGCCGTCCGAGGTTATTGAGCCACAGCACGGCATCGCGCTGGGCGGCCGTATAGGTGGAGCATTCCTTGATGGCTGCTTCGTACTGATCCCACTGCGTTGCAACCGCAGTGCAATCCTGTTGTTTTGTTGTTTCGTCCATATTTTAGGGTTGGTTAGAAAAGGTCTGAAATATTCACTTCCACGGCGCTTTCGTCGTTATTCGCAGGTGGCGGAGTATCGGAAAGGAGGGCGGACATGTCTTCTTTGCGTACCATGCGCCGCCCTCTGGCGGTGCCGGGAACGGAAGGGGTGATCAGGCCCAGGTCGGATTGGTCCGCCTCGTGCATCACGTCCTTGTTGGCCTGGTGGCGGCTCGCGTTGAAATTGTTTTCCGCCTGCCAGCGTGCTTTCTGCCGGGCCATGTCTGCGGCTTTGCGCGCCTCCACCTTGCCGATGGTCTTGTACAAGTCTTCGCTGAGCGGGTTGACGCGGACATACTGCGGAGCGCGTCCCAGGATGCGGCCTTGATCATCCAGCACAATCAGCTCGTGCAGGGCATAGGGGTTGATTACCACGCGGTATTCCTTCCGGTCGATCAGCCGGACGGGCGCCTGCCCGTCATTGGAAATTTCAGCCAGATAGATAATCGGTTCGCCGTTGTTGCAGAATTTGTCCTGTACCCTGATCAAGCCGTCGATCACGCGCACCGTGCGTCCAAAGTCACGGTCATCCCCGATCAGGTCCACATAAGCCGCCAGGGGCAGCCTGACCAGACGGCCCTTGCCACGTTCCCATACGTCTGCCGGGCTGAGGTCCGTTTCCCTCACCAGGTCCGGATGCTGGCCCACCAGTGCCTGGAGCATCATCTTTTGTTCCGGGGACTGTCTGAGGTCGTGTTCATTTACCCAGCAGCCGTTGCCGATGCAGTACTGTATGGTCTTGTTGCGTCCCCAGCCGCTGATTTTGTGGTCTGTGCGGCCATTGATCAGGGCGTACTTGATAGTGAGGTATTCCGTGAAGTCCTCAAAGTTCATGACCGGCATATCAATTTTGTCGGCCAGGTCGTCGCGCCCCTTGGCGCGCAGGGCTGCCTGCCAGAAGGCCACCTGTTCTGCCTCGCGCCTCATGCCCCAGGTGATTGCCGGCTCATTGCGTCCTGTCCAGCCCACCTGCAAGGGCAGATTGCCCTGCACGTTGTGAATCAGGTTGTGCGATCCTTCGATGCCGGCTTTGGCCTGCGGGTTGCCCTTGCCGCGCGCCGCCCGTCCTCCGATCGCCTTTTGAGCCGCTCCCTTGATGCCGCCCTTGCGGACCTTGAGCACGCCGCCCGTGGCGGTTTCCAGCAGTTTGATCTTATCTTCGGAAAGAGTTGCCGTCCGGTGCTCCATCATGATCACGCACGCCTCCGGATGGTAGCCGATATAGCGCAGCACATAGGCCAGGAACATGAGGGCCATTTTGCGGTCCAGGGCTTGCCGCCTGTCATCGGACATACGGCGGAAATTGGGAATATGCCCCCAATGGATGCGGCATGCGCTGGCATAGTCGAACATGCCGAATTCAGAGACGCGCACCGCCTGCCCCCGGTACATGACTTCCGCATCGTGCATCACGTCGTCCATTTCATACCACTGCCCCGGCTCCAGCACGGAGCGGTCACGCAGCACGGGCAATTCCCGGACGGCTCCCACGCCAAACCGGGCGCGGTGGATTTCCTTTTCATGGTCGGAAAAAATGCGGTACAAAGCGCGTTCATTGACTTCTTGCGGAATGGTGCCTGGAACGTGGCGTTCATAGCCGTCAATAGTCATGCCTCCGTACAGGAAGATGGTAAATATTTTGCGGATGGCCTCACGGCTGGAGCGGCATTCATGTTCGGCAAATCGTACGGCCCAGGCGCGGAAACGAGGGGTTTTGATGCCGTAGTCCTCTACCGGCTTGTTGTTGCGCACGCGGCCATCCAGCAGGACATGCCAGTCCTGCGTGGCCTGCCAGCGTTTGATGATGCGGGACACCTGGGTGACGCTCAGGCTCATGTGCCGGGCCATTTGGCTATACAGGCCGCATGGCCCGGTGAGACGCTTGCCCTGTTTAAGCGCGCGCTCCATCCACTCAAGCTCATGCGCCCACTTGGTTACGCGGCTGCGGTGCTTTTCAGGCAGGGATTCAAATTCCTTGTCCGTCGCGGCGGCGGCATAAATGGCAAGAGTTTCCGTCATCGTTATGAGTTGGTTAAGGCGTTGATGATCCTGAGGGCGTTATTGAGAATGTCTTTACCTTCCGCCAAGGCTTCCTGGCTCACCAGCGGCAAGCGTCCGGTATCCAGCATGGCTTCAAGGTCCACCATGATGCGGGCAAATTCATCACATGCTGATTTTTGCCGGGCGGCCAGTGCTTCCTCCGGGTCCGCAATGGGCTGGGGTTTGCCAGTTCCCCGGTTGTCATCAATGGTGCTGGGGCCGTGAGATTTGGGCGGAGTGACCACGCCAAAGTCAAAGTAGGCTTGCCGGAGGCTGTCAGCGTCGGACAGCCTGCCGATCTCTTCCAGCGTGCGGGCGTCACGGCGGCCGCTTTCTATAAGCGCCACATCCACCGTGCCCAGCTTCCGGGCGCGCTTGAGCACTTCCCGGTGGAGTTTCATGTATTTTTGAGCCGTCCTTTTATCAAAAACGAACCATGATTCGCTTTTGGGGCTATCCTTTTTACTATTAAATAGTTTTTGAAAATCACCATGTTGAGAGGCGGATTTCATTCTACCTAGCAACCCGCCCAGCACCACCGCCGTCATCCAGCGTTTTTGTTCAAGGTTTTGAATCTGATTTGTCAATCCGGTGATTTGGCCGTGGAGCGCGTTGGCCCGGACGATTGCAATTTCCCAATCCCGGTTGGTAGTTGTCACCTCATTTTGAGGCATGATCTGAATCTCATATTTCATCTTTGAATTTTCTGAAAGCGATTTTGATTTTGCGCATGGCGGCGCGCTCAATGCTGAAAACCCGTTGCCGAGTCAGGCCCATATAGAGGCCAATTTCCCGTTGTGTCAGGCTGCCGACATGATCCAGGCCATAATGGCGGCGGAATTCCGGCACCCGCCAGAGGGCCTGCCAGATGGCCCATTCTTCCTCTGTCATGGGGGTGTTCATGTCCACGTTGGCCTCAGGTTGCATGGCGTTATTTGGTGAAGGGTACAGGCAACACGGCGGTGCGGGCATCCTTGAGGCCCTCGCGCACCTGAGCGGCTTCTTTGTCCAGGCAATACACCACCGCCCAGGCGGCCAGCCAGCCCATCAGGGCCATAACGGCCACGGCTCCAGCAAATTCTGCAATATCCCGCATAATGATATTGATGTTAATGGTGGCGGCGTTTAGGAAGCTTGCTAATCCTGTCCAGCAGAGCTTTACTCTGCCTTATCCCTGTGAGGACGCTGGCCAGGTGCTGGTAACAGACACCTAATTCCGGAGCGGCTGTTCTATAGCTCCAGCCCTTGTCCTTGAGTTCTTGCCGTGCCCTCACCAAATTCCCGGTCAGGGCTTTGGCCTTGTGTTTCTCTTGTGCTCGTGCGAACATACCAATCGGAATATACCGAACTGTATGAACAAGCAAGAAGAAAATATGCAAAACAGTATATTTTCATTGCGACTTCTTGAAGCAATGAAATCAAATGGACTAACACAGAAGGAATTAGCGGATTCAGCAGGAATTACTCAAGCTGCTGTATCAAGGTATTTGAGAGAGGAAAATACTCCAAGAGCATCCGAATTAGGGGCACTCGCAATAGCTCTTGGGGTAAGCATGGATTGGCTTTGGGGACGAAGCGGAAACAAAGAAGAGCAACATGAGCATTATCACGATCTCGAAAATTGGAAGGTGAGAGCCATTAAGTCTGAAGAGAAGCTGAAGATGCTGAAATCAGCCATGCAGGGGTGGCTGAAAAAAATTTAGCAAAAATGTTCGCGGGAGAACAATTAACTTGTTAAAAAGATACGGAACTATGCAAGAATAGTCTTTCTGTAGGATTTTCACCATCATTCAAATGTTGGATACCCGGCAACATATCCGGAGAAAGATAGAGAAGATGGCTGGAACAAGACTAAAGTAAATAATTCCGAAAAGATATAATACACAGTAAAATATTACCATGGACAACACAAAATACTACTATCAATTTAATAGTAAGGCTCGCGGTCCAATCTCCGCAGACAAGATCAAAGCCTTACTGGACTCCGGTCTGATTACCATGGATACCATGGTAGCCAAAGAGGGTGATCAACAATGGACGCCGTTAAACCAGGCAGATATCATTTACTCCCCTAAACAAGCTGAGGAAACTACTCCAGCTGAGGAAGTCAAAAAAAAGAATCCTGTCAGCATGCAACGCCTCATCTACGCTTCTATGGTGTTAATTGCATGCTTGATATTAATCTCCGGAATCAATACATGGCTACTCTGGCAACACAATGTTGTTCTTACAAAAACCGTAAAACCGCAACAATGGGAGTATGATAAAAAATTTATTAGTCTAATCCATGAATACACGGGAAAAGGATCCTTCGTGGATCGTAACAAAGATTCTGACTGGATCAAAGGAGGATGGGAGCCAATCATGATCATTAACAAAGATGGAATGGGATTTGACTGCTTGATGCGTCGCCCCAAACCAGCTCAATAGCATGAAAGTGGCAGCCCAGCACGGAGAATGGGGAAAGCTTTTCAATCCAAATTCGAACAATTGTGCGAATTTCAATTTTGGGCAGCGGGAAGCTAATAAAGTTATGAAGCTTTACCGGGAACCATGATTCCCATTTCAAATTCAGTAAGGAACCAAAAGCGACACATGTGTCGTTTTTGAATATCAGCAAAGGGGGGAGTTATTCATCAAAACGGAAACATGTTTCCGTTTTGATGCCAGGGATGGGAGAAGATGTCTGAAATTCTGTCGCGGGGAATGATCAGGCGAAGGGGAGAGGCGCAAGGGCTTTTGCATGGCCTGAAATGTCGGAACAAGGCTGATGCCCGTGTGTTATATTATGCACATGGACGCAAATATCACTCGCTGGGTGAAGGGGGGAACTTGTGGAGTGACGGAGGCCGCCCGAATCCTTGGTTACAGCCAGGACACCGTGCGCCGGATGATAGAGGACGGCGAATTGATCGGTTGGCGTGCCAGGCGCGGAGGCCGTAAATTTTTGATGTACAGGGCGCAAGTAAAAGATGTCGCATCCAGGGCGCAGGCTCAGGCGGTGCAGTATGCGCGGGACATGCAGCAACTGACGCTGCCCCTTTAATTTTGCCGCAAATGCCGCAAATACAGCTTTTGCGGCAAACGCCGCATTTGCCGCAAACGCCGCAGCGCCAGCCGGGAAATGGGCTAAACTGCCCACATGAACGACGCGCAAAAACAAGATTTTGGAGCTGCAACGGATAGTGGAACGCATGACGGACAAACCCTCACGTTGGGAAACGTCGGGGTGAGCGAGCCGAAGGCGAACGAATCAAACGCCGGGGCAGCTGCCACGCAGCAAACGGCAAAGAAGAACACGCCCTGGTATCTAAGCCGGACATTTTGGATCAACGCTGCCGCCCTGGCCTCTTTATTGGTGCCGGCAGTGAGGGATTGGCTTGAATCCAACCCTGTGGAATTTACAGCCGCTCTTGGGGCGGTCAACGTATTGCTCCGGTTTGTGACCGTGGGCAAATATCAATTTGCGGAGCCGACCGGTGATCAGGATGGAGGCGTTGACGAGTCAACGCCGAGAGCGTCCAACACGTCCTGCGCCGGCGGCTCCGCCCTCTTGCTGATGATCGGCATGTCCCTGGTCATGACGACCTGGGCTTGCAGCAGCGCGGATAAGCAGACCGCCGCCAGCGTGGCTCTTACGGATGGCCAGGTGGTGGTCATCCGTGGCGGCTCGTCCCTGGTGGTGGACCGTGACAATCACAGCGTTTCCTGGTCCCAGTCCACCCCGGACGTAGTGGTGGTGCCGCCCGTGGTGCAGGCAACGGGTAAATGATAGCAGGCCTTTAGTCTTTAACAGGTAAATATGATGAAAGTAGCACTGGACATAGGGCATTGCTCCACGGGCGACCAGGGCGCAGTGAGCCGCGACGGCCTGGCAGAGCATCCTTTTTGGGCGCAGTACACGCCGGCAATCGTCAGAGAACTGGAAAAGCTGGGGCACCAGGTGCGCGTCTTCCGCCGCGAGGACTATTCCAGAAGCATCAAGAATGAATGCGTAGCCATCAACGCCTGGGGAGCCGATGTAGCCGTGAGCCTGCATCTCAACTCCGCCGACAGCCCAGCCTGTAAGGGGGGGCATGAAATGGTGCACTACGACGGCAGCAAGAAAGGCATTGCCCTGGCCAAAACGATAGACGCGCAGTTTGACCTGATTGCGGAGCTGGCCGACCGCAACATACGGACGCCTTATGCCAACCGTGGCGATGTGTTTTTACAGGGCACCGTGTGCCCGGCGGTGATAGTTGAGGGGGCTTTCCTCTCCGTGGAATCCGATGTCAAATTTATCCGCAAAAAGGGTGAGGTACTGGCTCAGGCCGTTGCTCACGGCATCCATGCTTACGCAGTGCAATGTGGGGCGTAATTGCAGAGGCGGCGGCCACCATGGACGCCGGAGCGGTGGGCCAGATGCTGGCCTACTTAATGGGAGCCGGCGTGATCGGCGGGGGTGGGTACGCGATGGGCAAAGCGCGTAAGTCACCCCAGCAATCAGAGGATGCCCAACGCGTTTATCTGGAAGATAAATTCGCCACCCGTGAAGAAGTTGCCGAAATCAAGCAACAACACCGGGCGGAGGTGTCCGACCTCCACGCTCGCCTAACCGGCATCACGGTCAAGCTCAATGAGATGTACGGACAGCAAAACATGATGATTGAAATTCTTAAATCACGGAAATCACTATGAACCAACATGCCAAGGTTAAAATCGCCATCCTGCGCAGTCTCAAGCGGATGCCCAAGACCTACACGATGCGCGACGAAGCATTGCGCGCGGAGGTCTGTCTGGACGTGCAGCCGCGCCCCACGCTGCTGGAACTGGAAGACGCTCTTACGGATCTGGAACAATCTTCCTGCATCATTGGCACCCGCAATGAACTGACCGGGGAACGCAAGTGGATGATCACGGATGCCGGCATACTACAACTTGGACAGATATGACCATCCCGGACGCCATTGTCACCGTTGCCTCCATGGCCTTTAGCTTAACCGCTTTATATTTATTCATTAAATACCGATGAAGAAACTCCGTCAGGACAGCGTAGCCGCCAATCTGCCGCCCTACCTCCGGGATGCGGTGGACGAGATGTTTTTCTCCGGCACGACCTACAAGGCCGTGCAGGAACGGGTGGCGGAAGACGGCATCACCTGGAGCCTGACGAGCATCGCGCAGTATTACCACAACCACGTCCAGCCGCTGATGGCGACACGCCGCAAGGACATAGCCGCCAAGCTCAACAAGATAGATGCCTCCGACCTGGACGAGGCTACCTTGCAGGCTGTGCGCTCCACGGTGTTTGACCTGGCAACCTCACCAGGCAGCGACCCCAAAACCCTGAAAACTCTGTTCGGCATCGTGCAAAGTTACGCCAAGGGCAAGCTGGAATCCACTCGCCTGCAACTGGACATCGACAAATGGCAGACGATGGCCGCCCAGGCACTGCTGGACAAGGCGCTTTCTCCGGAGGTCCAGGCAATCGTCAATGGCGAGGGCAGTGACGCCCAGAAGGTGGCCATGCTGCGCCCGCTGCTGTTTGGCAAGGCACAAACAATCACACCGGAATTTATCAATGGATAAAGGCAACTCCCAGCCCCTGATCAATCTGCTTACTTTCCAGGAAGTGGCCTTTTGGCTGCGGCTGCGCACCATGTTTTTCTTGTGGGCTCGGCAACGCGGCAAGTCCTACCTTATTGCCGCCAAGGCGATAGACCGCATGCTGGAACGTGCCGGACGGAGTTGTTATTTTGTCAGCGCATCCATCGCCACGGGCAAGGAAATCGTGGAAAAGGAGGCCCAAATCTGGCACGACGCGCTGGCCAAACTGCGGGCAAAACAGGAAGCCCTGGGCAAGGAACTGGGCGGCAATGTGGTGGACAAGCGTTCTCACAAGCTGCTGGCCGTGGATGATCTGGCGGAACTGATGGACAAGCAGACGGCCCAGGTGCGCATCTACCATACGCGCACCTCTTACAGCCGCACCAAGATTCTGGCCCCCAACCCGGACACGGCGCGCGGCTGGACCGGAGATGTGTTTGGGGATGAAGTCGGGTTCTGGCCAGACTTCCGGGCGGTCCTGGACGCTGTGGAGCCGATCATCTCCCGCAACCCTGATTTTCTGATGTGGATGTTCACGACGCCGCCGGAGGACGACAAGCATTTCACCTATGATTTTCTCAACCCCGGCCCGTTGGAATTCACGCCCAACGCCCAGGGGAATTTTTACAAGACGGAGGCCGGCTATCCGGTCCACCGTGTGGACATTTTTGACAGCGAGCTGGCGGGACTGTCCCTGTTCGATCCGCTCTCCGGCAAGCCGGTGGCGTTTGAAGAATACCGCGCCCACGCCATGGACAAGGCATCTGCCGATCGCAACTATGCGCTCAAGTTTGTTCAGGGCGGGCAATCCGCCGTGCAGCTGGCGTGGCTCAACAACGCCATGTACAAGGGAGCGCAGTGCTGCACGGGCATTGATCTTAGCAAGGAGGTACTGGCAGCATGAGCAACTATGAGACATTGATACCGTCCACATGGGTGGAACACTTGAAAGGCGGCAAGGTATGCCTGGGACTGGATGTGGCGTCCACCATTGAGGACAAGTCCAACCCGAGCTCGCTGACAGTGATGGAGCAATGGGAAGGCGTCTATTATGAACGGCTGGTTGTGCGATGGAAGACGGAAGACCTGGACGTGATGGAATCCATCATCCGGCACGTACTCAACCCCATCGCCAAATCATATCGCAAGGCCTTGGTGGTCGATAAATCCAATGAAAAATTTGCGGCTAACAAACTGCGACAAAGACTGTCCGGCGAAATTCGCGTAATCGGATTTGCAGGGAACAACAATGTCATCTACGAGGGAGAAAAGACCGACGCCAAAACGGCCATGGGGTCCGCGTACTGTGGCGCGTTGGAAGATGGCCTGATCGCCATGCCCTCCGGCAAATGGCTGAGGGATGATCATCGGCTGGTCAAGCGCAACGGGGCCAAGTTTGAGTGCAAGCCGGACAAGGACGGCAACCATGCCGACACGTTTGACAGCGGCAAGCTGGCCTACTGGGGATTTATCGGCAAAAGCTTTGTAGTAGTCCCCCCGGAACCGGGACGGCGCGACGTGAACAACGCCTACTCAGAGGCGGCTGTCCAGGCAACCCTGGCCAATAACATCAACCTTGATGAAAGACCGTTTGCATGAGCCGGAACAATAAATTCAGGAAGGGAGGAACCCTGGGCAATCTCACGCTGACGCCGACACAGGCTGCCCGCCTGAAAAGCGACAGCAAGCCGGTGGTATTTTCCGAGCAGGACTTGCGCGACATCCTGGGCGACCAATCCCGGCACCTGTCCTATACGCCTCCTCTGGACTTCCTCAACATCTCCACTGTGCGGTCCTGCATGAATGAAGCCCTGCGCGGAGCGTACGCACAGGTGCAGTGGATATGGGAACAGCTGGAACCGGCCGATGCCGTGCTGGCCAGCTGCGTGGAAAAGAGGGACACCGCCCTGAAAAAGCTACCCTGGCGCATCGTCAAAAAGAAAGGCCTGAGCGATTTGGAAGACGCTATTGCAGACGCCCAACTCAGAACGGCCAAGGACTTTTGCAATGCCATATCCAATATGGACGAAGCGATTGCCGCGTTCGGTCAGGCATCTTTCAGGCATTTCCGCCGGTTGCAAATGGTGGAGACTTCCCGTGAATTTATCCTGCAAGTTACCGATAACTGGAATTGGAGCCGAGACGGCTACAATGGGAAATGGCAGTGGAACCCACGCGCGACGTTTGGAACGGCGCGGGCGGAAGAGGTACCCGTGCCGGAATGGTCCATCCTGACGCGGCTCTGTCCGCGTCCCATTGACCAGGTGGCCATGATGCTGTGCCTGGACCGCAAGAACGCCAAGGCACAGTGGATGACCTGCAACGGACGTTACGGCACGCCGCCGTTTTTTGTGATCATGCCGGAAGGAACGGATGAAGACACCAAGACGCTTTATCTGAAAATGGCCATGCAGTGCATCAGCAACAGCTGCGGCACACTGCCTCCCGGTGCTGATGTCAAGGCCGTGAGCGTACCGGCCAGTACGCCGGACATGTTTCTCAAACTGATCGACCTGTCCACCCAGGAACTGGTGCTGCGCTCCACCAACGGCCAGATGACCATGCTGACCGCTCCTGGGGCAGGCACCAACACGGAAACCGGCTCAACGCACGAAGACGGCTTTGACGATTTGGCTGCGGCCGAAGGCAAGGACATTGCCGGCGTTCTCAACCGGGGCATGGTGCGGCCCATCATCGAACAATGGCACCCCGGCCAGGAAATTTACGTGGAACTGGAAATCAAGCACCCGGAAGCGGACGACACGGTGGCCAGCGTCACCAACATTTCCCAGCTGGCCGGAGCAGGCTACCGAACTCCCGACGACCAGGTGCAGGAATTGACCGGGTACAACGTCACCACCCAGGCCATGCCGGGAGCCGACGGGCTGGGCTTGCAATCTCCCCTGCTGCGGGAGATGCACACCCGTTATGCGCCAACCATGCTGTGGCCGGCAGCGCGTGAAGCGTTTGACCAGTCCTGCATGCGAAAAGACTGCAACAGCCGCACCCAGGAACCGGCATTGAGCAAGGATGAACTCGATACCCTGCGCCGTATGGCGGAGGTGCCGGGAATAGGAGAAGTGGCAAAATTGGCGGAAACGCTACAGGCCTCCTTAAAAGCCGCCATGGACACCGAGATGCAAAACGGCCCGCAAGAGCCGGGAACCCCCGTTGCAACCCCGTTGCAAATCGCAAATTTGGAGGATAACGACGAAAGGAAGGACACCAACGGGAAGATGAGCCGGTCGGAAGCGGCCAGACACGCCGCCAGAGTGCGCTGGGGGCAGGAAGGAAGAACCGGCCGGAACCGTGGCGTCGGGCGTGAAGGGGAAACCAGATCCGGCAGGAGCAACACGCCATTGAAAGCCGGCCAAAATGCCACAGTCACCGAAAAAGTGGATGCGGTGGAAAAGGCTATCCGGAAGACGGCGGCCAAAGGAGGCCGCGTGCAGGGCGTGGCAAAAATCGGAAGCAGCAGCCTGACGGTGGAACATGGCAGCCCCGGTCAAGGGAAGAAAGGCACCAAAGGGCACGGCAGCAGCCACGCCGCCGCCAAACACTTTGCTGACCCGCAGGACACAGATGCCAGGAAAGCGGCCAGGGCAGCCGTTGTGGGTAAGAAGTCGAAGGATGCCAAGAGCGGAAACGTTCGCTCAGAACATCAGGGAACCAACACCGTGCTGGGACAAACCGGGAAAAAGAGAGCCATCAAGATGATCACGGCCCACAAAAAGAAATAGAAAAGCCCCGGTCAGGAACCGAGGCCACAGTCAGGTGATACGGGGCCGCTCCCAACCCCCAATCTACGGAAGGAGCCCCACTGGTTGACGCTGACAGGCTTCCTCCCGGTGCACGACCGGACATTTACCTTAACAAGCAAGACCCAAATAACAAGAGCGAATTTAAGACATGAAAGTGATACCGTTTAACGAAGCGCCCCATGCGCCCTATGAACTGGGGAAAGTGCCGGCTGCCGGATGGTTTGCGGTGGAGCCAACCTGCGAGTGGACGCCCAAAATGCAGGATGAACTGCGGCGAGCCCTGAACGATCCTTCCGACATGGTATACCAGGCCCGGCTGGATGCCCAGGGATTGATGATCCTGGAAGACAATTTTTCCCTGGAAGATACCGACGGACGCGGCCTGCCCACCTCTGAGCAGCACAAATTTGAAAAGGCGTTCGGCTGGGTAAAGGCGCTGCATGCGGAAAGGGATATGCTCTGGGCCTGGATTGAATGGACCCCCAAGGGACACCAGGCCGTGAATGAAGGGGAATATGTGTTCTTCAGCACGGAATACGATTACCCGGATTTTGAAGTGATTGACAACCGCGTGGTGGCTCCGGTCCGGCTGGCCGGCCTGAGCGTAACCAACTACCCCAACCACAAGGGACAACTCCCGATGACCAATTCTCGCAAACAAGCAAACCGAGATAACCAACAAGACAAAGACATGAAACCGACTAACAAGACCCGCACGGCCATCACCAAGCCGAAGCGCGACAAGAACAGCGAGCTGGACCAGACGCCGGATGAACCGACCGAGGAAAAGACGCCTCCCACCCCTCCGGCCCAGGAGGACAACAAACCCGCCGACATGAATTCGGACACTGACCCGGATGACCCGGAAAAGGACACCAACGACGACGGAAGCGCTGCCGTAAACATCCTGATGCAACTCGCGGAAGAGATGGACCTGGACGAATCCGCCAACGCGGAGGACGTGCTGGCCGCCGTCCAAGGCCTCAAGTCCAAGGTGGAGGAACTGACCGCCGCTCTGGCTGCCGCCAACGCATCCGGAGGACCGGACACCAACAGCCGCAAACGGCGTTACCCGAACCTGGCTCCCCTGCGCGACGTCAACACGCGGATGCAGGGCCAGAAACCCAACCGGGATGTGAGCGTGCGCATCAACGGAATGAGGCGCGACGTGAACACCCAGGAGAAAGCCATGACGGACTACTGCCAGGGCCGCGTGGATAAGGAAGAACACAAGCTGGGGCGTCAACTCAACTCCGCCGAATACGCCCGCGTCTGGCGCGATGCCCGCCAGGACTACCAGGACGGTCTGCGCTAAGGCATCCGGCAACAACCAACACACCAACACACGAAAGGAAACCAACCATGATCGTCTATGACAAGCCGGTGCTGCGCCGGCAATACACGGAGGAAGCCAGCAAGCAGGGCCACCTCCATGAAGGCAAATTTGCCTCCATCAATGCTGCCGGGGAAATCGCCCTGGAAGACAACGACACAATGCCCCATGGCGTGATCAGCGAGCCGGACGGCCAGCTGCGCTCCATGCTGGGCAATCGGACCGGGGCATCCATCATCCTGTGGTCCAGCCAGTCCATCGTGCAGGCCCAGCTGGGCACAGACCCCGGCACCATCAAGATGAACACCCCGCTCAAGCGTAACGCTGACGGTACCGTTTCCGCATCCTCGGAAACTGCCGGCGACCTGATTGTGGGTTACGCTGTTCAGGACGTGGCCACCACCAAGGCAGGGCAGCTGATCAACGTGATCATGTGCAAGCCCTACAAAGTGGAGGCAGCCTCCGAATAACATCATTATTAACTTTTAACCATTAACTGATATGAGCACAAATTACACTTACTGTTACTCGTTGCACCAGATGGTGGTGGGCTGGTTCCGCCGTTCTCCGGTCAATCCATTGTCCTTTATCGCGCCGTCCGTGAAGGTGGACGGAGACAGCGGGACGTATGACTATTTTCCCCAGGGATATGCGTTCCGTCGCGTGGACACCTCGCGCGGACGCCATCAATCCGCCCGCAGCCTGGACCTGGTTTGCACACCACGTCCATTTGCCCTGGAGGACCACAGTCTGCGCATCGGCATCGACGATCAGGATTTGCATTTGTCCAGGGAAGAACTGGACGCCCGCCGCTCCGAAGTGGCCGCCCTTAAAGCGGAGGCCAGGACGGGAACGCTTCTGGGCGTCTGGCAAAGGTCCATGATTGCCGGCGGGTTTGACCATTTCCGCAGCCAGGTTCAGGCGCGTTCCGGCGTGGGCAACTGGTCGTCTTCCTCCGCCGATCCAATGAAGGAACTCAAGGACGAGATTGACCGCATGGAAACCCAGGCCGGCATCAAGCCCAACCGCATTCTGATTCCGAGCAAGAAGTGGGATGTGCTGGGGGCCTCCCCCGCCATCCTGGATGCCATCACCTACAACAGCGCCAGGGAACTGACCGTTGACTTGTTCAAGCAACTGCTGGGCGTCCATGCCGCCGACGATCTCCAGGTAATGGTGGCCAATGTCTCCGTTGGCAAGGATGAAGCAGGACCATCCGTGGAGTTTGAAGGAACCAACTTGCTGGGTGACGACGTATGGCTGACCTATGCCCAGGAGGGAATGACCGTCGGGGACTTCTCCGGCCTCAAGGTGCTGAGCGCCGGCGGCGACGCCTACGCGGAAAACGTAGAAAGCTACTACGAGCGCGGTATCCATACCACCTGGTACGAAATCAATATGAAGCATACGTACGCCGTAACGGCTCCGCCCTGCGTGAGCCGCCTGACGATCAGCTGATCATGGCCTCCCGCTTCCGTTGCGGAAGCGGGAGGCAAAGACTAACAACAACTAAAAGACCAAATCATGATGACAAAACCTAATACCAGCAAGACCAAAACATCCGCCCCCATGGCTGAACCCCAGGGCGACAACACCAAACCGGCAGACGGAGAACCCACCGGCCCCAACATGACCAAGCAAGAATATGATGCCTTGACCGGCACGGCATCCCAAGAAGAGGATCTTCCTAAAACGGAAAACAGAGAAATTAAAGGACAGGAACCTGTATCATCCGCCGCCACCTTGCGAACAGCTGAACCTTCCCGCGTGGAAATTGCCGCGACTATTGCCTCCGGCCTGGTGGCTCACGGACGCTATGTAGCACTGCTGCGCGACGAGCGCATGATCCGCGAGCTGGCGCTCAACTCCCTGCGGGTGGCCGATGCCCTGATCTCCGCCGCTAACCCCCAAGCCTGACCGCTTCATGAAAGCCTGGATCAAGCTGACGACGGATGACCTGGCCCTGGTATTCAACGCCAAGGAATTGGCCGTTGTGGCACCGTCCGGCCCGGACTCCGCCAATCCCTGGACGCTGGACACCCTGGACGACGTGACAGCCATGGTCAGGGAATCCATCTCCAGCAATCCGGCCAATGCGCTGGACGATGACCAGGCAACCATACCGCGCACGCTGCGCGCTGCCGCGATGGACATTGCGGCGGTGCGCCTGCTCAAGCGTTTCAGCATGGCCATCACCGACGAGCGGCGCAAGGCGGCGGATGATGCCGCCGCACTGCTGGCCTCCATTGCCAGGGCGGAACGCAAGGTAATGGGGCCGGACGGCAAGGTGCATGTGCCCGCATCGCACAAGCCGTCCATTATCGCCCCGTCTCCGGCCTACGGCAACGACGGCACAGGCTGGTACCCGGAGCCATGATCGAGGCATCATGGCAGTTAATAGTGAATAGTTATCAGGTAATAGTATGTCCGCTCCCGGTCAGTTTATCCTTAACAAGCAAGTCATCCCGTCCGAGCTGCGCAGCCGGGAATGGGAAGCTGCGCGCGTGGATTACTGGCGTATGGAGCGGGCCTTTGTGATGGCGGGCAAGGTGCGATTTGAGGATGCCCAGGCTTGCCGGAATGCTGCGGCTGCTCTGGCCAACGGGAAAGTGTCTCTGATTGAAGCGCGCCGGGCGGTCCGGGAAGAACTGGAACGCGCCGGCTACCGTCCCACGCCGGGAACCGCCGGAACGATTAAAGACATCTACACCCCGCGCCGCCTGGATGTAACCTTGAAAACCAATGTCAACATGGCGCGCGGATATGCGGAAAAGAACCGGCTCACGGGCAATGCCATGTACCCGGCCAGCGAGCTGCACCGCAACCGTCAATCCCGCGAGCCCAGGGACTGGCAAACGCGCTGGAATGAGGCCGCCGCCTCCGTCAATTATGAGGGTGTGGCCAGGGACGGTTCTTTCATTGCTCTGAATGATTCCCCCATTTGGGCGGCGCTGTCCCGGTGGCGGACGCCTTACCCGCCTTTTGACTACGGCAGCGGCATGTGGTGGCGTCCGGTGAAATGGCGTGTTGCCGAGAAAAAAGGCCTGGTAACGGACGAAGATATGGCCCGCATCGAATCTCAGCGGCCGGAGTCGTTCAACCATGATGTTGCCTTGGACACCAATATCCGGGATGAAGACTTGGGCGCAGCCCTGGCCGAACAGATGAAGGGCATTGCAGAATGGGACGGTTCCTCCCTGCGCCTGGTGGACCGCAACGGCACACGTCCCTATGATGCCGGAGAGATTGGCCGGGTGATCGCCACCCAACCGCGCGAGGACGTGCCGGCATCTCTGCGCACCAACTACCAGGCCGATGCCCTGGCTGAATTTTTAAGCAATCCCGACGGCTTCCGGGCCGATGCGCCAGAGAACCGCGCGGGATTGGACATGATTGAAGACGTGGCGCGCCTGTTTGGCCGGATTCTGCCGGACGCAGCCCCGGAACTGGAAACGTCCCTCACCCTGACAGCGCAAGATTTGGTAGCCCTGCAATCCGGTGTCTATCGCGTGCCGCTCACGGTGGCCGCGTTGCCGGCTGTGCCCGTCGGGAGTGCGCCCCCTGCCTCCGGCAACGTGCGCCTGGTGGTGCAAGGTGGCAGCAGCGCCCGGCGCATTGACTTGGCGGCGGCTGCCATCGGCCGCCAGGTGACACCCGGCAGCCGGGTATTGTTGGGCGGTACGGCGTACCGCATCACCGGCATCGACACGGCCACCAGGCCGGCAACCATCACCGTACACGAATTATGATCAGTCTGAATGTGGCCATCACGGGCGGCATTGCTTTGAAACTTGGGCGCAAAGAACAAGCCCAGATCAATGAAGCCATTGCCCTGGACCTTCAGGACAATCTGCGCACCTGCTTTGAGGATCGCGGCGGCCGGTCTTTTTGGGCGGACGCAGCCCGCGCCACCGTCGTGGAATCGGACGGCAATGACCGGCTGGCCGTGCGTGTGTACAAGCGCGGCGTCCGGCACCAGTGGCTTGGCTCCATTAAGGCCCTGGGCGGTCCGCTGCGCGCCAGCGGCCGACCGTCCGAAGTGACAGGAGAACCGACCAAAAATCTGGCCATCCCGACAGAGTATGCCCCGTATGGGTTGAGCATCCAGCAGGCAGGGCTGGGGGGAAGCCTGGTGTTTGTGCCTTGCAAGGGGCCTGCAACGGGGGTGCTGGTTGGCGGCAAAGACGTTCCCATCACGAGGGGACCGCGCAAGGGGCAGACCCGGCGTGTGGCAGATCCGCAAAGCCCGATTTTCTACATCCTGATGCGGGAGGTCACCATACCGGAACACCCGGATGTGATGCCCGATGAAGACGAAGTGCGCAGCGTGGCCGAGGAAGCCGTACATGATGCCCTAGATTTTTTAAGCAGAAAGAAGAAATCATGAAGAAAGCGCCCAGTTACCTTTATGCCCGTAAACTGATGGGACATTTACAGGGGGACACAGATCTTGCCCCGCTGGTGATGCCGGGCCTGTTTGACCGCGTGAACCAGTGTGACCTGCTCCTGATGACGGCCAATTCCCAGTATTGCTGCGTGGCCGTCACACCGGGCGATCCAACCAACACGGACCAGGCGCAGCGCACGCGCACCACACGGATGGATTGCCCGATGGTAGTCGGCATCTACATGCAGCAGGAATCCCTGTTGCCGCCAGGGTATGAATCCGTGGATGAATATCTGGCCGACGTCGCGGCTACCATTATTGCGCGTGTCCAGAACTGGATGCGCGATGAAGAGGACAATCAGGAAGAACCGGTCGTTATTGGCGTAACGCCGCTGGATTTGAGCAAGCTGGAAAAAATCAAGAACCTGGTAGGCAAGGCCGTCGTGCTGGCTCCGAGACTTTTTTATTAACCCTGAACCATAAATTAAACCATGGCAAAAGCAGAAACCAAACAGGAACAGGCCCCGGCAGCAGCCGTGGGGGAAGCAACGCAGGAAGCCGCCGTCAAGGTGCGCATCATCAAAACAGGCACCGAGATTGACGGCTGGCGCTTTGCCGCCGGCGCATTGGTGACGGTAACGGCCAAACAGGCCGAGGCCCTTATAGCCGACAAGGCCGCCAGGCGCGTATATTAACATCAGGCTTAACTATTAAAGAAGAAAGACTAAACATCATGAGTGAAGCAACAAGACGAGTGAACTACCTGATTGGCGGCATGCCGATCAGGATTGCCAAATTCGGGGCGACGGACGGCAGCAAGACGGTAGGAGCGGACGCATGTCCGGCAATCCCCACCTCCGACGCTCCCGGTCCTTGGCTGTACCTGGGCAAAATCAAGAGCGGCCAGGTGGAGCAGGTCAAGAAGAACGTCCAGATTGAGGGCGTGAATGACGCCACCGGCATGTATGAGACGGAGGATGTAACCATGGTGCAGCAGTACAAGATTAAATTCACCACGCAGTACATTGCGCCGGAAGTGATTCAACTTGCCTTTGGCGTGGCTGATGAACTGGCGGACAACCAGGAAGCCGTGCCGTTTGTGTCCAACGGAGAAATCAAGGTTTGGCTATATGGCCGCCTGACGGATCACGCCGAAAACGGCAAGGAACTGATGGAGTGGTGCGTCATGGGAAGATTGCGGCTGACGAATACTCCGAATTTCGCATCCGACCCGGCAACCGCTGAATGGGAATTGAGCATTGAATACAGCCCGCTGCAAAAGCTGACGCCCAAGGCGTTGGCATCTCCGGCGACGGCCTGATGAAAACCCGGAGCGGCGGGGGCAGGCAGCCTCCGCCCTCCGCAACCCTAATCACGAGACATGGAACTGGTAATTGATGGCAGAACAATGGCGCTCCGCTGGCCCTCCGGAGTGCCGGTGACGGATGTGTCCCTGGTGCTGGGCGATACGGTGCCGGTGCGCATCCGTGTGGAGCATGCCCTGGATAATTGCACACCGGCGCTGGCGGTCAAGCAGACGATAGGCAGCCCTGACCTGATCATGACCGTGACCGGGTTTGCTCGTAAGGATGACTGGCAAGAAGCGTCCTGGGTGGTCAATACGGCGCCGCTCCAGGAGGCGCTGGACAGTGCGGACAGCGTGGCCTTGGTGGCCGAGGTGGTGCTGGTGGCCCCTGATGGAGCGCAACACACGTCCCGCCCGATCCGGGTGACGGTGCGCCGGGACATCCTGCCGGCAAATTATGCGCCGCCCGCAGAGGTGTTGGCCGACTGGTCCGAACTGGTAGCCGACGCTCTGGCCGCACAGCTGCCGGACGCGCTCAAGGAGGCGGGCGTGGAATTGGAAGCCGCGACCGGGCAATCCACCTTGTCCAGCGGAGATGCCGCCGACACCTGGACCATCGTCGGAGGCTACGCGATGACGTGGGGAGACGAGATTCTGGCGGGACATCTGCCCGACAGCTGCCGCCTGACGAGTATTTCCACCGTGTATTTTTTTGAAACCCCGGCCGCTAATCAATATTGCCTGCGGATTTGGCGGCTGACGGACGGCGCTTACAGCCTGATCGGCACCTCCGCCTATGTGTCCGATTTGAGCAGCGGCCAGACGGCCACGTGGGTATTTACGCCGGGCGTCCCCCTGACGCGTGGGGACAAGATCATCATCCAGGTGTGCGAGGGAACGGAGATGACGCCCTACGCGCTGGGCATGCACGCCGTGCTTACTCCGTCCGTCCCTGGGCGCGGCCTGGTGACGGAGGTGACCAACCCGCCCACGGTGAACGGCACGATGGCCCCGCTGATGACCGTGGCGGTGGACTATGACGACGGCATCACCCTGGGAGGAACAGAGCTGGCTACCGCGCGGCAGCTGGACAGTCTGGGGCGGGATGTGCGGCAATCTTCCGCGACCGCCGAGGCTGCGGCGCGGACGGCTGGCCAGTCCGCCGCTGCCGCGTCCACGTCTGCCGATAACGCCGCAACATCCGCCACCAGCGCGGTCAACTCCGCCACAGAAGCCCAGCAGGCTCTTGAGGCCATGCCGCAGGTGGACGCCTCCGGCAACATGACGCTGGCCGGAGGTCTGACGGCGGCGGGGGCTATTAACGCCAATGGCGGCATCAATATTCCGCTGGCTGTCGGTGCGCCGACCGATACGGGCGCGGTTAATCGCTTTTATACGTCAGGATTGGCCGGTGCTGTATCAGCGTTGGTTCAGCCTATATACCTTAATTCCAGTTCGATCACAGTCGCGGGTTCCATTTCTAAAGCTTCCAACGGTACTCTTGCCGGGTTGACGCAGCGTTTTTCGGTGGGCGCGGCTTCTGCCGGGTCCAATGCGTACGGGTCAGCGGTTATTCCCCTGATAGGACCTAACGGTCAATTTAATTACAGTTCCGTGTGCGGATTTTCCCTTGCGGTCAACGCGACAGCCTTCGCTAAATTTACTTTTGGCATAGGCCGCGGCTCAAAAACCAACAGAACCGGGTTGACGATGGATTCTTATTCCATGATTCCTGCCAATGATCTGGCCGTCAACCATGGGGAAATCATCGATGTTACCATCAATACGCCTTACGATACTGTCCGCAAGGGGTATGAAATCAGAGTAAGGGAAATCTTTTATGTATCGTCCGTTGGACACTGGCAGGTGAAGACGACAACCGTATTTCTTCCGGTAGGCCATAATGAGCTGATGCCAAACGGGCTGAACAGGCTTATTTACATGCAGAGCGGGCCGCCGAGTACAGCAGTGCGGGAGGAAAAGGCGGCTCTTTATATGGAGCTGGGAGGCGGCAGTACCAATACCCTGTTCAAGATAGCTTCTCTCCGCGGCTTCATCTCTTTCGAGGCAGGAACAGGCGTAAGCACCCTGATTATCGACGCGCGCAATGAGAAAACATATGCCCTTTCAGCCGACGCGGGCACAGGCACCAGGCACCTTTATGCCAATGGATTGACCAATCCAACCTATCACGCATTGGAAGCAATGGCCGTCAATGCCATTGAATCCGAGGAAACGGCGGATTTTGAAGATATTAACGTGCCATTAGAATCATGAATAATTCAGAAATACAGATACAGTTCCCCCGGCCCGGCAACTGGCAGGAATTCACCCTGACGGCCATTTACCAGGACGCGGGCGGTTATCGACCTCCGGCCCGCTATACGGCGGACGAAATACCAACGGAACAGACCCCGGCAATGGCCGCCGTCGTTGCCGCGCTGGTGGGACTGGCGGAACCGTGGCAGGCGGCGCAGGTGTGGGCGCATCTGATGACGGCGACGATCTACAGTGAGGATGACCCGTATACCCCCGTTGGACAGCGGGACGAGGTTGCGCTTGATGTCGAGGCCGTCAATCCGCAGGGCGGGCGGAGGGTGTTCACGTCTTATGACTACCCGGCTTTTATCATCACGGACCCCGCCGCCGTGGCGTTTTTCAGGTTTTTCACGACCAGCAATCTTTAACTATTATGGACGCTTACCGCTCGCAAGATACAGTAATCTACCGCCCAATCGGAGACGATGCCCCGGAGGCGGTGGCCTTGTGCAGTTACGGGGATGTGATGCCGTCCCTGGTAACTGTTGCTCCCTCCGTCCAGGTGCAGCGCGAGGCCGTTATCGGCAGCCACTGGATGCACCAGGCGGCACGCGGCAATGCCGGGTTGCAGATGTCTTTTTCCCTGGCGCGGGCTTTCAGCACTTACGCCGCCGCCAGGGCATGGGGATTGGACATAGCGGAATTGCTGGCGCTGTACCCGGAGGGCATGATCACCTGGATGACCGCCTATCATGCCGGCATCCCGCAGCGTACGCGGGAATACCACGCCACCCTTGACCATGTGCAGCCTTTGCCGCCGACCAATGATCAACGATATGGGGCCGCAGCGTTTTGGGGGGTGCTGGAAATTCAACTTTTTTTAACAGGAGACATTGATTGACCTATGGATTATGACGTAAGCATCAGCATCGGGACCACGGCCAACCTGGGAGACCTGGCCAAAGCCAACAAGGCGGTGCAGGATTTGACAAAGGCTGCCAAGCAGGTGCCGGATAGTTTACTTTCCGGAGGCGTGGGCGGTACCGCTGCCCCGGCTTATACCGGGGCAGCCACCGGAGGCGGTATGACCTGGCGGCTGGAGGGTGCGGCGGAACTGTCCAATGCCGTCAAGACGATGGACGGCGCCCTCAGGCAGGCGGGCAAGAATTTCACCGTGACCTCCCAGCGCCTGGACAGGAGTGCATCCTTGTTGTCCCGGAGCATCAGCACGCTTACTTCTCTGCCCGGCAAGCTGCAAGCCTGGGGCAGCAGTACAATGCAGTCCTGGAACCAATTCAACGGCGGCCTGCAAAACCTCAAAAATGTGATCGGATTGGGTAAGCAGGCATGGGACCTTGGCTGGTCCATAGGAGAGTCGCTCAATGAGGCATTTGGCGTCAAGGCCAAGCAGATTGACGCCAAGCTGGCCGGCATCATCCAGGCAGCCCAGGACAAGCTGGCCCGCTGGCAGGATAGCATCAATTCCGCCCGTGCCCAGCACCGGGAGGACGCCTTTCTTAAACAAGAAGCCGCAGGCGTCAAGCAGGTCAATGACGCCTACGCCGCCCGGCTGCGCACCATTGAGGCCATTGACCGCAAGGCCATGGCCGGGTTGGAACATCAGCAGAAGCTGCTCCAAATTGAGAACGAGAAAAACCGCCATATCATCCAGGAGCGAAAAATCCGTGGAGAGATCACCGAATCCCAGGCCCGCGACATGTTGGCAATGATTGATGCCAAGGATGCCAACGAGCGCATGGAAATAGAGCGCAAGCAGGCTGACCAGGCGGCACAGACGGCCCAGGCCAGGGCGGATGCCGCCGAGGAACGCTACCGCAAGCTACAGGAGTTATCACGGTCCGGCATGGCCAGACAGGCCGTGCAGGACCTCAAACCCATGCAGGTGCTTAACCAGGCTGATGCCCTCAAACAAGCGGAGGAAGACCTTGCCCGGTGGAAAAGCATCATCAAGCGCCAGAAAGATGCCCTCAAGGAAGTACAGCAGGCCATTAAAGACCAGGCACGGGCCGCCACCATGCTCCCGCTGGTTGGCGCGCCCATCGCCCTAGCACGCAAACAGGATGAGGATCAGGCCCGGCAGGATTATGATGCTGCCATAGCCGCCCAGCATGAATTCATGCGCGCCAAGGGGATGAGGTTTAACCAGACGGACAAGGGCAACGAGGATATTTTAAAAAAGGCCGTCGAGGAACGCCGCAAGGCATTGGACAACATGCTAGGTCGTATCGGCAAGACTGGATTGATTGGGAATCTGGACGGTAAGAATGACGATGAAAGGCTGGCCGAGTACGTAAGGGTGTTGCAGTTGGTGCAATCGGTCATGAAGGAAGACAGCACGCGGCTGGAAGAGATATTCCTGGAAACGGAAGCTGCCAAACAAGAGGCAAATGAAGCTAAAGAGCGGTTGCAAACCCTATTGAATGAGCAACAATCCCAGAAGACGGCCAATGAAGCGATGGCCCAGGAGACGGCCAAGACCAACGCCCAGCAGGATGCCGTGAAACATACCGATGTGATGGCCTCAGCCCTGGAAGACCGGCTCCGCAAGGAAATTGAAACCAAGCAGAGGAACCAGGAGAAGCAGAAGGAGGTTCTGGCCAGAACCAATGAACGGCTGGATGCCAGCATGGAACGCTTCCAGCAGTATGCGGAGAGCTTTGAGGGCAATGACGCCTTGGCCGCCAAGCTCAAGCAGTTTTCCGATATTTTCGCGCGGTTGAAAGCACTGCCGCGCAGCGCCTGGAACAAGAAGGATTTGATGGATGCCAAGGAGGCCGAGAAGATTGCCAAAGGGTTGAATGAAGCGGCAAAGAATTCGACCAACCAGGACAAGAAAGGGATTGCCCAGTCGGCCATGCAGGCCATTAAGGCTTGGCAGGATACCATCAAGAAGGAACGGGCCATCAAGAAAAATGATAAGGAGTTGCGCGATCTGGAGCGCACTGCCCAGGATGTGGCCAATTTGTCCGGCAAGCTGCACGATGGCCAGGAGAAGGTGCTGGAGCTGGATGACTGGCTGGCCAGAATGCGTCGTAAGGTGCTGGGACGCTCCGGTGAGATCGCCAACAAGGAGCCGATAGGAGCGCTTCCGTACGCCGAAGAGATGTTGAAGAAGGTTCTTTCCGAACAGGGCGACGGGGGAACATCTGTAACTCAGGGCGAGCGCAAACTGCTGGAGCATCTTAAAAGCAGGCTGGAAAATGATGACCGCCGCCTGGAAGCAGGGAATGAGTTTAATGAGATGATCGGACTGATTGACCAGATTTTAACCAGGTATTCCTCCGCGCAGTCCACCCAGGGCAAACTGTCCGGAGAAGTGGCCCGCCTCAAGGCGCGGCTGGATAAGATTGATTCCCAGGGGAAATTCGGACCACGCAGATGAAGACTGTTGAACTTACGGACAAGGCCCTGGAAGACGCGTCTTACAGCTGGCAGAATTTTACGCCGATGTGCGTTTCCTGGCGGCAGCTGGCCAGGACGCAGGATGAGACGGCTCCCTATCTATATAAAGAGCCGGTGCGCGTGGTATGGAACGGCGTGACCATCCTGGAAGGAACGATCCGCAAGTGCTCCCTGGATCAGTCCGGCGATGCCTGGAACTGGTCCATTGAGGCTTGCGATATTCTCCAGCCTTTGGAGGCGGCGCTGTACTTTGGCGCGTCCGGAGCGTTGAGAGGGTCTGTAGGGGCGTCCTTTAACGTCAGCTCCGGGACGGGGCAGGATGTGCCTCGCCAGATTAAGATTGCTGATGCGTTGCGCCGGGTGATGGAGGCTGCCCGGCAGTATGGATTGCTTCCGCCCGATGCCGGCATTGATGTGACCGTGCCGGCGGCGGCCACCGCCTGGGATTCCTCCATGTCCTGCGATACGTATGCCGGCGTTCTGCGGAAATTGTTATCCCTGCGCCCCGGCATGGTGATGTGGGTAGACTATTCCGGTGCTGCCCCGGTGATTCATATTGCCGATGGCGCGAATTTGAAACAGGCGCAGCTGGACAGGGTGGCCGACCGTCTCTCCGAGATCATGCTGTACCCACGTCCGGATCTGGTTCCCCCGGCGGTGGGCGTTGTGTTGACGGCGGGCGACCTGGTGGTCGACACCCAGTCCTGGCCCAGGTGGGCCAGTCTGCACCAGGAAGGGTGTGTCACTGTCCAGATGGCCGCCCCGGTCAGCAGCGGGGACGACGGGGATGATACAGCCCCCAGCGAGTCTCCATGCTGGAATTTCACCAAGCCTGTGGTGGAGGTGAGAGGGGCGGATTTCCCTTCCGGGGCGGATGATGCCGCCGAGTGGTGGAAGAGCAAAATTCCGGGGTTGTCTGCCGTGTCCGGCGTTAAGTTCGGCTCCATCAAGAAAAACAGGGTCGCCAACGTTGAAGGAATGGACATGTCCAATTATTCCGCCGACGCGACAGCATTCGAGCATGTATCCGGCCAGTTGTCGGAAGCCTGTAAGACCATTAAATGGAGTTATGTGGAATTCCGCCAGTTCGCCTGGATTACACAGCCTCCGCCAAAAGGATGCGAGATGCTGTTCCCCATAGAAAAGAACCGTGGCGGCCAGCTTTGTTATTGCAACTGGTTCACCTGGACCTGCCGCACCATCAATGTCAAACGGCGCAAGTACAGAGCTGACAAGGAGGGCACAGACGGAGGGGATGGAGGCGGAGATCCGCCCTCGAGCAGCACAGGGGGCAGCGCAGATGAGCCGGCCGTGCCTGACTATACCGCCGCGCTCCGGGATTATTACGACATTACCCGCGTGACGCCCTGGGAGGGCCAGGTGACGGCTCTGCATGCGATCAAGCCTCGTTTTGTGGTAGGCCGCAAGCTGATCATCAGCGGAGCCAGAGAAGAGTACCTGACGATGGACACGGTAGTTCAAAGCGTCAGCGTTGATGTGGGCGGGGGGAGAACCTCCCTCCGCCTGGGAGCGCCTGGCCATTTGTCCCTCCAGGATATGATTGACCGGGTGCGGCAGATGGCTGCCGCGCAACAGGATTTGGATGAAGATCAGGATAAATCGGACACTCCGACGACGGGATTGACCTGGGATATGGAGGCGTCGCAGTCTCCGCCGGCTCCGACCGTTGGCCCGGAGGGCAAGATGGTATGGGCTTCCGCCCCGGCCATTCCTCCCATTTATGCGCTCCAGGTAGCGTTAGATTGGGATGATGATTTTTCCAATGTGGTCGGTTCCCGGATGAGGGAAGTGGCCTTTTTGATGGATGGAGCCAAAATCGGCCAGATACCCGGCGATAACGACGGGTGGAAAACGCTTGGTCAAACCAGCGGGGAAGTGTGGGTAAACTGCATCGTCAACAAGGAAGGGGCCTTTGTGTCTGCCGGCGTAAGCGCCCAGCAGGGGCCGATTGATATTTACCCGCCGCTGACGGCGAAGGAAGGGGAAAAGGAGCAGTATTCCTATTCTTTCCACGTGGCGACGATTAAGGACAAGCAGGTAATACAGCATATGCTGGGCGATATACAGCTGCCGATTAAGGTGGCGAGTACCTATCCCGACGGCCCGGCGGAATAA